GTGCTGTAAAGATTACTGCTGGCGGTAATGCAATTACGGTAGAAGAAGTACAGGTGGTCGGAGGTTAGGATGCCTCTGGTTAATCAAAAGGCAGAAAGAATAGTCAAGGGAATGAAGAAACGTTCTCATGACTTTAGAAGACTATATGGGAAACGTGACAAGGAAGTCATGTATGCGACTGCCAATAAGTTAGCACAAAAAGAAAATCTAAAAGTTATGTATTATAAGGACTTTATTAAACTCGTAGAAGGTAATCCAACTACACGAATGCTCACCAAGTCTAAGACAAAGGTGACTGGTAATATTTCAGCAGATCGTGGTAGTGATGAAAAGGCGAACCGAGCAAAACGTAAAGGACTTGAAAAAGATTTAAAAAAGAAGGGGATTGGATATAAAAAGGGTGTAGGTGAATATAAGTATAAATCTGATGATGGAAAAGAAGGGACTGGAAGAGAGGTCTCTTACCAAACAAGCAAACCTGATAAAATGAGCAAGCGTAGGTTTGGTAAAGTGATGAGAAGGTTAGGTCGTAAACATGGACAAGAATCTGTTATCACCAAAGATAAAAAGAAACCCGCTAGATTACATGATACCCAATCTAAAAAACCAGGTAAATCAATCAACATAGGTAAGTCTGCTGCTGGCAAACACCCCAAAGGAGATGGTGAAACATCAGGGACAAAAGTCAGATCAGGCAAACTATCAAAAACTAATAAGCCATCATACCATTACAAGTAAGTAAACTTATTTGGTAGGCAAATTAATGGGCAAGGAAGAAAAGAAGTACAGGGAGGAGCTGGATAGGTATCGTGAGCTCCTTAATCGTACTCAAAGGCATCAAGAGAAACAAGGACTAAAACCATATAGTCATCCAGATCACTACGATAAATTGTGTGCAAAGGAGAATAATAATACGTAATTATACTTACGTGCTATAATAAATATTAGCATAATTTGGGATTGAAACTATCATGCCCCAGACCAAGTACACCGTAGGTTATCACGATACGGAACACCATCATTTAGAAATTTGCGAGTATGCAACAGATGCATACGAAGCAATACAGCACAGTAAAGAGGATGTCCCTTATTTAAGGGAGCATCCTCATTTTATTGATTACTGTACTAACAATACAGGTCTAGACTATATACAAGGACTATAACTATGAAACACGAAATTATGTGGTGGATGTCTAGAATCACAATCATGCTAACATCGTTAGCATTATCATTTTCATTAGCAGCGTCTGCATATGCTGCTGATGCAGGTATTCAAATGGGTGCTAATGGCAATTTAATATTTGAACCTAATGAAGTTACCATTAATGTTGGTGACACAGTTACATTTACTAATGGTGAATTACCTCCTCACAATGTAGTATTTGCTGATCATGATGAGTTATCTCATCCCGATTTAGCATTTATGAGTGGAGAACAATTCCCTGTTACTTTCACAGAACCAGGAGACTATGAGTTTCAATGTGATCCTCATGCTGGTGCTGGAATGAAGGGGGTAATTCACGTTGAGTGACGTAATTTGGTCCATAAATATTATGCTAGGCTTGCTTCTTAGTGGAGTAGGTGCTACAATATTCTGGATATTTAAATATGATGATTGGAATCCTAATCCCATTACTCCTATTGATACCGACTCCGATCAAAGCGGATGAAGCAATAGATCCTATCTATGGACCTAGACAAGAATTTGGTAATCCTATTATAGACTGGGATCCAGATCAAATGGGAGAATGGATACAAAAAATGAGAGAGTGGAAATCAGAGCAAACAAGAGAACCAGTTGAAGATCTGCTAAATAGTGCAATTGCAGAATTTAAATATGGGAGCGATGACCCCACCGAGCAGGAAGAGCTGCTACAATTTCCGAGTGACGGAGATAAATAAGGTACTTGATGGTGACACTATTGACGTTACTATTGATCTCGGCTTTGATTTATACAAGAAAGAAAGAGTTAGAATTGCAGGAGTTGATACGCCAGAGAAAAGAACAAGAGATTTGGAAGAAAAGGAACTGGGAATAGATGCAACAAACTGGCTCAAAGAAAAATTGGAAAGCACTCTGGCTGGCGATGATGAGCTCACTATTCGCACTGAGCTTCATGGTGGTGTCGGCAAGTACGGTAGGCTTCTGGGTTGGCTTTACGTTGGGGAGGAATCAATCTCACTCAACGAACAAATGATTACAGAAGGATATGCTTGGGCATATGATGGTGGCACTAAGCAGAAAGACTTTGAAAGTTTACGAGAGATTCGTAGATCATATGGAACTTTGATAGAAGGATAATGGGAGTTGCACAAGAACAATATCTAGGTAATCCTAATCTTAAGAAAGCTAATGTAACAGAGGAATTTTCTAAAGAGGAGATTGCTGAATATTTAAAATGTGCAAATGATCCAGTATATTTTATTGCAAATTATATTCAAATTGTTTCACTAGATAAGGGATTAGTTCCCTTTGATATGTACCATTTCCAAGAGGAGATGGTTAGTAAGTTTCACAATAACCGATTCAATATTGCTAAACTACCACGACAGTCAGGTAAGTCAACTATTGTGACTTCTTATTTGTTGTGGTATGTTCTTTTTAATGCTAATGTAAATGTCGCAATCCTCGCAAACAAAGCAGCCACTGCAAGAGAAATGCTGGGCCGCTTACAACTTTCTTATGAGAATCTCCCTAAATGGCTTCAACAAGGTATTCTCGGTTGGAACAAGGGGTCACTCGAATTGGAGAACGGAAGTAAAATCCTCGCTGCTTCTACTTCTGCTAGTGCTGTACGCGGTATGTCCTTTAACGTTATATTTTTGGACGAATTCGCGTTTGTTCCGAACCATATTGCTGACCAGTTTTTCAGTTCTGTCTATCCTACTATATCTTCTGGTAAATCAACAAAAGTTATTATCATATCTACCCCACATGGGATGAATATGTTCTACAAACTCTGGCATGATGCAGAGCGTGGAACGAATGAATATGTTCCTACAGAAGTACATTGGTCTGAGATACCTGGTAGGGATGATGTATGGAAAGAACAAACTATAAGGAATACATCCGAGCAACAATTTAGAGTTGAGTTTGAATGTGAATTTTTAGGATCAGTTGATACATTAATTTCTCCTAGTAAGTTGAGAGTAATGCCATATCATGATCCTTTAAAAGAGAATAGGGGATTGGCAGTTTTTGAGCATGTAATAGAAGATCATAATTATATAATCACAGTTGATGTTAGTAGAGGAGTTGGTGGTGACTATTCTGCTTTTACTGTCTTTGATACAACATCATTACCATATAAGATGGTAGCAAGATATAAGAATAATGAAATTAAACCTATTGTCTTACCTAATGTTATTGTAGATGTTGCAAAAAATTACAACGGAGCATATATTTTATGTGAAGTAAATGATATTGGTGGACAGGTAGCAGATATAATCCAGTACGATTTAGAATATGAAAACTTACTCATGGCATCCATGAGAGGTAGAGCAGGACAACAATTAGGACAGGGTTTCTCAGGTAAGAAAACTCAACTTGGTGTGAAGATGAGTACTGCTGTCAAACAAGTTGGTTGTTCTAATCTTAAAGCACTTATTGAAGAAGATAAATTGATAATAGAAGATTATGATACTATTGCGGAGTTGACAACTTTCATTCAGAAAGGACAATCATTCCAAGCAGAAGAAGGATGTAATGATGACCTTGCTATGTGTTTGGTTATTTTTGGTTGGATGGCGATGCAACCTTTCTTCAAAGAAATGCATGATAATGATGTAAGAGCACGGATATACCAAGACCAGAGAGATGCTATAGAACAGGATATGGCACCCTTTGGATTTATTGATGATGGATTAGAAGAAGATCAGTTTCAAGACGCCCAGGGAGACGTTTGGCAGGTCGCGGAATACGGAGATAAATCCTATATGTGGGAGTACAGGTGACGTTTCAAAAATATAAATAATCTTAGACAACCGATAAGGCATTCTAGGAGTATATAAACATGGCAGCCAATCAATTATCGCCAGGTGTAGTCGTTCAGGAAAGAGACCTGACAACGATTACCACTCTGTCAACAGCAAACGTGGGGGTAATTGCTGCTCCATTTGAACTCGGACCTGTTGAGGAGATAGTAGAGATTTCAAACGAGAGAGGATTAGTTGAGCGTTTCGGAAAACCAAATGACAATAACTTTGAGTATTGGTTCTCTGCTGCTCAGTTCCTATCATACGGAGGTGTTCTTAAAACAATCCGTGTAACATCAACATCATTAAAGAACGCAGTTGATTCTGGTACTGCTCCTTTAATTAAGAATTTACAAGATTACGAAACCACTTTTGAAGGTGCAAATAATAACTTCAAGTGGGCTGCTAGAACTGCTGGATCAAAAGGTAACTCTATTGGAGTTTTTGTAACAGACGCAGGTGCAGATCAAATTGCTGTAATCCCTGCTCCTGGATCAGGTAACGAATATGAATTTGTTGCTGATGCTGCTGTTTCTGCTTCCTCTGGTGCTGCTGGTAAAGTATTTAAGTATAGCATAGTTCTAACAGTTAATACTGTTGTTGGTGATTTCACTCCTGGTGGTACTACTACAATCGGTATTGGTGGATCTAATGAGTCTGTAACAGTTCTTGCTTGGGATCCTGCTAACAAGAAACTTGAGATTGCATTACCTGGCGGTGGTGTTACAGGTATTATTGCTGCTGCTCAAACAGTAACACAGGGAACAAATACTGCTGTAATTGCTGCAAATGGTATTGAGCGTCAACTTTATGTTGCTCTTGATAAGGCAAGTATTGAGTTCGCTGCTGCTGATAGTGTTCAAGATACTAACTCAACTGCTGTTGCAATTAGTTCAGTAAGAACTGAGTATAACGAGCGTGAGTATCTTCCTGGTGTAAAATGGATCAACGTTGCTCCACGTCCAGGTACTTCACAATTTGCTGCTAATGCTGGTGGTCATCGTGACGAATTGCATATTGTTGTAGTTGATGTTGACGGTAAGATCACAGGAACTGCTGGTGCTGTTCTTGAAAGATTTGTTGGAGCATCTAAAGCATCTGATGCTAAGACATCTGTTGGTGAGACTAACTACTATCCAGAAATAATTAAGCAACGTTCTGCTTATGTTTACTGGGCAGAGCATGAGACTGGAGTCTTTAATGCAACTTCAACTCCTTCAGATGGTAACTGGGGATTGAGTGCTACAGGTCGTCAGTTTAATCTACTACGTTCTGCTTCTGGTACTACAGATTATCCTGCAGGACGTGTTACAGTTGGATCTGATAACAACGCAACATACTACTATCGTTTAGCAGATGGTGCTGACTATGCTACATCTGGTGGAGAGTATACACTCACTAATGCTGATTTAGCAACTGCATATGGTCTTGTAGAAGATCCTGAGTCACAAACAATTGACTACATCCTTACTGGTCCTTCTGGTGCTGATGATGCTGCTGCTATTGCTAAGGTTACTTCTCTAACAAATATTGTTGAAGAGCGTCGTGATTGCCTACTATTCGTTTCTCCTCGTAGAGGAAATATCGTTGGTGTAAGTAATTCAACAACTGCTACTGATAACATAGTTAAGTTTATGGATCAGTTACCAAGTTCTTCTTACTCAGTATTTGATTCTGGATACAAGTACATCTACGATAAGTATAATGATGTTTATCGTTACATCCCATGTAACGGAGATACTGCTGGACTATGTTTACAGACAACTGAAGAAGCTGAGCCTTGGTTCTCACCTGCTGGTTTTCAACGTGGTATCTTGAGAAATGCTATTAAATTATCATTCTCACCTAACAAGACCCAACGTGATACACTCTATGCAAATAGAATTAACCCAATTGTATCCTTCCCAGGTCAGGGTGTAGTTCTTTACGGTGATAAGACTGCTCTTGGATTTGCAAGTGCATTCGATAGAATTAACGTTCGTCGTTTGTTCCTTACAATTGAGCGTGTTATCTCTGGTGCTGCTAGATCACAACTCTTCGAGCAAAACGATGAAGCACAAAGAAGTCTATTCTTGAACATCGTTGAACCTTATCTTCGTGACGTACAAGGTCGTCGTGGTGTAACTGACTTCTTAGTTAAGTGCGATAACGATAACAACCCACCTGAGGCAGTTGACCGTGGTGAGTTCTATGCGGAGATATTTGTGAAACCAACCCGCACAATTAACTACATTACACTAACCTTTGTTGCTACACGTACTGGTGTTGCATTTACTGAGGTTGCAAGTTAATAAATACTCTTGAGTTCGAGATGGATCAGAGACCCTATGGGGTCTCTTTTTCATGCTGAAAAATGTCATTATTCTAAATAATATCGACGGAGTATTCTGATAATCAATCATGGCAAAAAGAGGAACAATTGACGATTTTAAAGCGAATGTCGCGTCAGACTTTGCACGTCCTAATTTATTCCAAGTAGATCTCTCATTCCCTCAGAAGATTATCAATAATGCATCTTTGATAAATCTAGGAAAGTTTACTGTTAGGGCAGCAAACTTACCAGCATCACAGATAGGTGTTATTGAAGTTCCTTTTAGAGGAAGAGTATTAAAGATCGCAGGAGACAGGACATTTGAACCTTGGACAATTACTATCCAGAATGATAGTGCATTTGCTCTAAGAAGTGCATTTGAACTATGGACTTCCTCCATACAGTCTTACAACGAGAACTTTACTCAAGCATCAGGACTAGGTAGTTCCGATGATGCTACTGGTTACTTCTCTGACATGCTTGTACATCAACTAGCAAGAGATATTAAAGACGGAGAAGCTCCAAAGATCTTGAAGTCTTATAAGTTCTATAACGTATTCCCATCTAGTATTGCTGCAATCGATTTAGATTATGGTAACAACGATGCAATCGAAGAATTCACAGTTGAGCTTCAGACTCAGTACTGGACTCCAGTTGATTCATCGCAGTTCTAGAAGTCGGCTAAATAAAACAGGACCAAACGTTTAATTATAATGTCGCAGCTCTTTGGATTTTCACTAGAGAGAGCAAAGAAGGTTCCCAAGGGACCTTCTTTTGTTCAGAAGGATAGTTTAGATGGATCGCAACCCGTAGTTGGTGGCGGTTACTATGGCTATTCGGTTGACTTTGATGGTCAATTACGTAATGAGTATGAGTTAATTACTCGTTACAGGGAAATGGTTTTACAACCAGAATGTGATAGTGCAGTTGATGATGTAGTCAACGAAACTATTTGTGGTAATTTTGATGATGTACCAATTGCTGTAGAATTATCAAATTTAAAAACATCTGAAAAGATTAAGAAGTTAATTAGGGAAGAGTTCGATGAAATTCTTAGACTTCTTGATTTTGAAAATAGAAGTTATGAGATCTTCCGTCGATGGTATGTTGATGGGAGACTTTTTTATCATAAAGTAATTGATCCAAAAAACCCTAGAGGTGGATTGGTTGAATTGCGTTATGTAGATCCTCGTAAGATTCGTAAGGTTACGGAGTATGAAGCAAAGAACCCTAATCAATTAAGAACTCAAGATCTTAATCAGCAACTAACACAACAAAGTGCTAGTTACTTCTTATATAATCCGAAGGGTTTAAGAAACTCAACTAATCAGGGTATGAAAATTGCACCTGATTCTATTTGTTATTGTCACTCTGGTATTCAAGACCTTAATAAAAATATGGTCTTGTCACATTTGCACAAAGCAATCAAAGCAGTTAATCAACTGCGAATGATAGAAGACTCTCTTGTTATATACAGATTGTCACGTGCTCCAGAAAGAAGAATTTTCTATATTGATGTAGGTAATCTTCCAAAGAATAAAGCGGAGCAATACCTCCGTGAAGTTATGGGTCGTTACAGGAATAAACTTGTATACGATGCTAATACAGGAGAAATTAAAGATGACAAGAAATTCATGTCGATGCTTGAGGACTTCTGGCTACCAAGAAGGGAAGGCGGTAGAGGAACTGAAATCTCTACGCTCCCAGGTGGACAAAATCTTGGAGAACTTGAGGATGTCAAGTACTTCCAGAAGAAGTTATACAAGTCATTAAATGTTCCTAACTCTAGACTAGAGACAGAAACCACATTTAATATCGGACGTGCTGCTGAAATCACACGTGACGAAGTTAAATTCCAAAAGTTTGTTGCACGTTTACGCAAACGTTTTGGTGAATTGTTTGTTGATCTTTTAAAAACACAATTAGTTTTAAAAGGCATCTGTTCCATTGAAGAATGGGAAGAGATGAAAGAGCATATTCAATTCGACTTTATTGCTGACAATTATTTCTCTGAACTGAAAGACATCGAAATCCGTAACGAACGGATGAACGAAGTTAATCAGATGGATCCTTATGTTGGTAAGTACTTCTCTATAGAACATATTCGTCGTCATGTTCTTAAACAGACTGACGTTGAAATAAAAGAAATCGATAAACAGATAGAAAGAGAGATGGAGGAAGGACTAATTTCTGATCCAGCGATGGAATTGGAAATGGGTATGGCAGGTGGTGATCCAGCTGCTATGGGTGGTGATCCAGCAGCGCAAGCAGGAGCACCTACTGACCCAAAGTCCGTAGTTAACCCTGCAGATCAACGCAGAGGAGAATTTTAATAAATAAATATTAAAGTGGGAATTATTATGCCTAGTGAAATTGCTAATAAAATTGTAGATCATATCTTTGGTGACGAGAAAGCGAAAGCAATCGACACCACTAATGATGCTTTGAGCGCAGCTTCTTATGATGCTATTCAAGCAAAGAAGATTGAGTTTGCTCAACAGTGGGGGTTTAATCCAGATGAAACTGGACAAGCTGCTGCTGACGAACTTGAAGACAGTATGCCTGATGGTACTGAAGCACCTGAACTTGCACCTACCGCAACTGAGATTGCTCAACAAGAGCAAGAACCAGAAGTGGAACAACCAGAGGCAAGTGTTGAACCCACCGAAGATCAACCTGTAGAGGAACCAGAAGATGAGACTGATAGCTGAAGAAATTACTCAAGTAGAATTTCTATCTGAGGAAAAAGAAGGCAAAAGAAATTACTTTATAGAAGGTGTATTTCTTCAGGCCGAACTTCAAAATAAAAATGGACGTAAATATCCATTAGCAACACTTCAGCGAGAAGTTGCTAAGTATGACGAAAATCATATTCAGAAAGGTCGTGCTCTTGGGGAGTTAGGGCATCCAGATGGCCCTTCTCTAAATTTAGATCGTGTTTCTCACAAGATAGAATCTCTAACAGAAGATGGAAATAATTTTATCGGACGTGCGAAGATTCTTGATACCCCTATGGGTAAGATTGCAAAAAATCTTCTTGATGAAGGTGTACGTTTGGGAGTATCTTCCAGAGGTATGGGTTCATTAAAGAAAGAAGATGACTGTTCTATAGTTCAAGATGACTTTATGTTGGCAACTGCTGCTGATATAGTCGCTGATCCTTCTGCTCCTGACGCATTTGTTGATGGAATTATGGAAGGAAAAGAGTGGGTATGGGAAAATGGCATCTTAAAAGAGTCCCATGTCGCTGAAATTAAACAAGAAATTGATGCTGCAACCCTTATAAACATACAAGAACGCAAAATTTCCGCGTTTGAGAAGTTTTTAAGAAGTATTTAATTTATAAATAAATACAGATCAACGCTAATGCTAACGGAGAATATTAAAATGGCCGAGACCCAAAACACCGAACTTGATAATATGGAAGAAGTGAGTGAAGGTTCTAACGCTGTAACTAAGAACGCAAAACCTGGTGAAAAAATCGACACCTCTAAAGGTGGTGCGAAGAAAGTTATTCATGTAGGTTCAGAATCGCTAGAAGCCGCTGCTGGTACTAAGAATGCTGGCTCTTCTGCATCTGGTTCAGTTAGCGTAGAAAAGGATAAGTCCTTAAAGACTAAGCCTTCAGACGCATCTTCAAAACAGGAGGAAGTAGAGAATGACACGGAAGAAGTCATCCAAGAAGAAACCCCTGAAACCAAGTACGACTTTAGTCAAGATGTTGACGCTCTTGTCGCTGGTGAAGAACTGAGTGAGGAGTTTAGGTCTAAGGCAATAACGATCTTTGAAGCTGTTGTAACAGAGAGAGTTAATACTGAAGCTAAAGCGTTGCAAGAGTCTTATGAATCTGCTCTGACTGAAGAAGTCGAAAAGATCAAAACAGAATTGGCTGAGAAGGTAGACGACTATCTATCTTATGCTGCTGAACAGTGGATGAAGGAAAACGAACTCGCTGTTGAGCATGGCATTAAGACTGAGATGGCAGAGTCGTTCTTCGATGGCCTCAAAAAACTGTTCGTGGAACAAAACTTTACCGTTCCCGAAGAGAAATTCAACCTACTTGACGGTATGGCTGAAGAGCTTAATGATATGGAAACAAAACTCAACGAGCAAATCGACGCTAACGTATCTTTGAATAAGAGAATTGGCGAATTTACAAGAATGGAAATAGTGAACGAATGTGCTACTGGACTCGCTGAGACCCAGAAAGAGAAACTCGTTTCTCTAGCAGAGGGGGTTGAGTTTGAAACTGAAGAAGATTTTCGCAAGAAAGTCGAAACTATCAAGGAATCATATTTCACTAGGAAGGCTGAAGTTGCTGAATCAGCAACAGAACCCACCGAAGAAACAACTGCACCTTTGGTAGAAGAAACAACGAGTGGAACTATGTCGAAGTACGTAGACGCACTATCTCGTTGGTCTAATTAATTAACTTAAACTTACTACTATTTTCGGAGAAAAATGACAGTTAAACAACTCCAAGAAAAGTGGGCTCCCGTTCTGAACCATGATGCTCTTCCAGAGATCAAGGATACTTACAAGAAAGGTGTAGTTGCACAACTTCTTGAAAACCAAGAAAGGGCTCAAACCGAGGAAGGACAAATCCTTAATGAGACTCTACAAACAACAGGTTACACAAGTGACCACGCTGCGACAGGTCCTGTTGCTGGTTTCGACCCCGTATTGATCAGTCTAATCAGACGTTCAATGCCTCAGTTGATCGCTTATGACATCGCTGGCGTTCAGCCTATGACAGGTCCTACTGGACTTATCTTTGCGATGAGAACATTCTACGGTTCAGAGCGTAGACCTGCTAATGGTGACTTCAGAGAAGCACTATTCAACGAGCCTAACGCTGGTTTCTCTGGTGGAAAGGGCACAGGATTATCAAACTACGATCCTACTGCTTCTTCTTCTGGTGTTAACGATGCTGAAGGTGCTAACCCTGGACTTCTTAATGATTCTCCTGCTGGTACTTACGAGCAGACAGGTGATTCTACTGGAATGACAACCGCTACGGTTGAAGCATTAGACGATTCATCTGCGAACAATGAGTTCCGTGAGATGGGTTTCTCCATCGAGAAAGTGACTGTAACAGCAAGAGCACGTGCTCTAAAAGCTGAGTACAGCATCGAGATGGCTCAAGACCTTAAGGCAATTCATGGATTGGATGCTGAGACTGAGTTAGCAAATATTCTTTCAACAGAAATCCTTGCTGAAATCAACAGGGAAGTTGTTAGAACAATCTATGTTAACGCAGTTGCTGGTGCTCAAAACAATACTGCTAACGGTGGTATATTTGACCTAGACGTTGACTCAAATGGTAGATGGTCTGTTGAGAAATTTAAGGGACTACTCTTCCAGATTGAAAGAGATGCTAACGCTATCGGTCAGCAAACTCGTCGCGGGAAGGGCAACATTTTGATCTGCTCTGCAGACGTTGCTTCTGCTCTTGGAATGGCTGGCGTTCTTGATTACGCTCCTGGTCTTAATGGTAACAACAGTTTGACTGGTGTAGATGATACATCTTCAACACTTGTTGGTACTCTTAACGGACGTATCAAGGTTTACGTTGATCCTTATTCTGCTAACGTTGCTGATAAGCACTTCTACGTTGCTGGATACAAAGGTACTTCACCTTATGACGCTGGATTATTC